ATCCTCGTGAATTTGGAATCCGAAGAAACGCGAGTATGCATAGTTAATTTTTCTAACAATAGGAAGAATAGTTTCTAAGTAATACAAACGCATATTAGGACGTAAGTTTGCATTATTACCAGAATCCAATAAAATTGGTGGAATTCCTAGTGCTTTTAAAATAATCTTTTCATTTTCTTCAATAGAAGATTGAAAATCTAACTCTTTAAAGTTTACATTTGTAAGACTATCTACTTCGATACCGCCATCTAGAATAAGAGGTCTGCGACCTCCTGCATCTGGCTTGTATCTAATAGACCAAGATTGAATCATTCTTTCTTTAATCTTTTCAGACAAAGTATTTGGTGATTTAAGTACTAGCCCTGGAACTGCCCCATTTTTAAAGAAGTTATCCTGGAATGCTCTCATAGATGCAGTAAGTTGCATAGTTCTCAGAGCTGGCTTCAATCTTGAAGTACCTCTAAAGATTGAATGGAAAGAGTTTTCTTTTACCCAAATAATCTCGTCAGGACTATAATCTACGTCATTATAAGTAAACTTTTCAATAAAAGTTTTTGAGTCTGCATGAATGGTTACATTGTCTGCAGGTAGATGATACAAATGAGCACCATCGAAATAAATAAAAATATTACCGTCTAAAAGGTAGTCGGTAATTAGATTTCTTTTAAAAGAACTAATATCTTGGAAAGGGTTTGGCTCCGTATTTAAAAGTTTGTCTACTTTTGATCTACGAACTCCTGCCACTAATCCAGGAAACGCTTGCTCATGCTCTACGACAGCTTTCATCTCTGAAACGTCGTCTACAACCATATTTACGCCACGATTTACAATTTCTAAAGTTTCGTAGTATTTTTCGTAGCTTTGATGCTGCTCTAAAGAAGATACTTTATCTGCACCAAAATATTGTTGAATAGGATTCAGTTTTTCAAAATCTTCATCTTGATTTCTTCTGAAAATTTTACTATACCAAGCCATGCTTTTCTCTTTGAATCTCTACCCACTTTTTCTGCTTTTGTGCAGTTACTAAGCTTGGGTTCCTTCCGTAAACTGAATGAAGTTGTTGATGATGTTTGTGACAAAGAGTTACGGTTTCATCGTATAGCTCTTTATTACAATCTTCAATAAACTCATCACGCCAGATAACTATATATTCGTCTGTGTAATGTTGAGGTCTCTCTTTCTTCTTTTTTTCTAGCCAAGACCTCAGTAATTCTGTCAAAGTGTGGTAGTGGTGAAAGTCAAGTTCTGTTGTACTTTCGCAAATATAACACTCTGAGTCTTTTTTATATTTTGATTTAGCCCGATCTCTAATATACTTGATTGGATCTCTTTTGAGCTTTTTCATATTTATATCCAGAATTATAGCGTGTATAAGATAAATTGTCAAACATTATTTTTGAGCACCTATCACTAGAAGCCAGTCATTGACGTTTCAAATGAATATAGTGCATATCGAAGTGCATCTGCCATATGCGATGCTCTATTATGTTTTGGTTTTTCCTTCATGAGATTCGGGTTAGGATCCCACTGGTACTGGTCTAAACAAGATAGTACCTCTGAGCAAGTCTGATCTACGAAAAGGCAATCATTATCAACGATACCAGCAACATGAGAAATCCCATCCAAGACTGATTTTTTAGCATTGATAGTAGATATATCGTAATTTTGCGCAAAGTCAAAGCGAGTTTGTTGAGCAGCCGAGTCAATATAGATGTAATCAATTTCATATTTGTCAATCATTTCACGAATCTTATCGGCATGTTGCTCTGTTGTTCGTTCTGCGTCTAAATACTCATCGAGTACATAGTATCTTTTTTCATCCCAATCATATGCAATTACACAAAATGCTGTAGGGTCTCTATAACCTACGTCAAGGCCTGCAAATACATCCATTTTACTTGTATCTAACTCTTTATTGTTAGCTACACACTTCTCATGATCAAAGTTCCAAATCTGACCTTCATAAGTATTAAAGTCAGCTTCATACTCTTGTCGAAACTCAGCGTCTGACATACTTTTACGAGCTTCTAAAATATCCTGCTCGGACATTCGTGGATTATCTTTATAAGTGGCTCTAATTGAACACCACTCTGGAAACTCATCATTAAACCCACGATCAAAAAACTCAGCAAACCAATTATTACGACCCCGTGGCGTGGAAATAAAGATTGCTTTTGAGTTATCTTTATCTAGTGTAGGTCTTAAAGCAACATTAAAAGCATCTCGTCCATCCGCAAGTGCTGCCTCGTCAAATATAATTAGATCATATGATCTACCTACTGCTGAGTCTACTTGGTTTACAGAACCCATACGAATTGTTGATCCGTTTGAAAGTTCTATAACCTTATCTTTAGCGTTGTCCCTAGTTACTTCTAAATCAAAGTGTTTGATTAGACTACGCTGAAGATCAAAAGAAATCTGAGACAACGAATAGTTGGGGGACATAATAAGTATATTAGACCCAGGGACTAGGGAGACTAACTGCCCTATAATATTTGCGATGTACGTCTTTCCTTGACGACGCGATATTGCTGCACACACAAAACGATATTTCGGATTGTTAATTGCGTTAATAATCGCCATCTGGGATGGAAGTGGTTTGACACCTAGCAACTCTAAATAAGGAGCTGTAGGCAGCTTTAGAAATCGCGTCTCAGATTGTAATTCTACAACTTCGTTCGTTATAACATCCGAACGACTTACTTGTATTGCCATTTATTTTTTCTTCTTTGTGTTAGTCATTGCGTCAGCACCAAAAAATGCAGCTACAAGTACTGCGATTGATGCAAAGTAAGTGGGAGCAATATCCGCAATAAGTTCTGCGGATTTTCCCATAGAAAGAGCATCTGCTAAAAAGATGCCGAAAGGATATACAAGTAATCCTGTTAATGCAAACCATGCCATCTTACGGATGGCATCTCTCTGAGCATCTTTATCTTCTAGCTCTTTTCTTTTGAATTCCATATATAAACGGTGCTCTTCATCGTCTACAACACCATCTCCATTAGTATCTGCTGGATGAAAACAACAATCTTCTTCTTTCAGATCTTTTTCGTCTCCGCCCCATTCAGCCATTTTGTGTCTCTTTCATAGCTATCATCAGTGCGATAGCCCCTACAATCGTAAAAATACCCAGTAGTACTACTACTCCTCCGATTGCTAATTCTTTTAACTTTTCTTTTCTTTCTAATTCTTTATGTACTAACTCTCTACGTTCTTTTCTAATCTTTTTCTCAAGCTCTATGAACTCACGCAGTCCATGTTCTCCCTGAGTGTACCCAATTATTCTCAACACCTCGGAACGCTGCTCTCGCGCTTGAATACGTGCTGTGTAGATTTTCATAGCTTCCTGCTCTACGCTTGATCCATTCTTCGGTATTAACGAAGTGAACAGGCTGTTCTTTTTCTTTTTGTTTAACTCGTCGAGTTTGTCCAGATCCGCAATCGCTCCCGCCCACTGACTCAGTTGGCCCATCACGTCTTGGATCTCTTGACCCGCTTCTACTGCAGCTTTCAAGCCTTTGTATGCTGTAGTTGCGATCCCAATTATACTGACCGGGTCCAACATGTTTCATCTCATGCACCTCCTTCGGGGGTGTCTTCGCCTTCATCTGGCGGTAGTAAAGATGTTGTGTATTCTTGATAACTAGAAAGAATACTATCTGTGTGTAATAAATTTACTAAGTCTTTTATTTCTTGCGGCTCATATGTAACATCATCTCCAGGAGCTACTACATATGCATGGTAAGAAGAAGAAAGCAGTGCGCCGTCTTCTAAGACAGATATCTTTTTACGAATTTGAAGATGTTTATACTCTCCTTTTATCTCTATTTTATCTATAGTTTCTGTTTTTTCTAATGCCATTTTAATTACCAAGTTGAAAGTGCGACTCTTTTCCAAGTGTTAGTCGCAGTACATACATAAATATAATTTGAATCGGTTCTTATCTCTCCTGCTGTTCCTGTAGCAGAAGAAGAGCTAGGAGCTGCTCCAGTAACAATTAGTTGTGGAGTTTGCATAGATGAAGTAGCATTAAATCTAGCCGTATTTAAAATATTACTATATGGATTAAAAGTTATGGCAGTTGCATCACTGTATAAATCTTTATAGCTATTTGCAGTTCCAGCTGGATCTATATAAGGTATTTCATAATATGAATTAGTATCTGGTGATTCTGTTACATAAATTGAATCTGCTTGACTAGCTGTAGAAGAAATAGATCCAAAGGCATAACTGCCATCTGATTGTTTAGTTAGTACATCTCCAGTAGCTGCAGATGAAGTATCTACATCGCTAACATCATCTAAAGATACAGAAGTTAAATAAGTCTGTAAATCACTAATCTGGCTTTCAGTAATGCTTAAAGCAGCTTGATGAGCTGTTACATCTCCTTGAGTTACTGTGTAGTCTGTAATAAATCCAGCAGTATTTGTATCAATTACAGTCTGTACCCGAGAATCTGTATAGTATAAATTTGTAGAGCCTTCTTCTACTTCATCAGTATCTAATTTATGCGTAGGTCTTACAAAAATTGTACCTTGAGTTATATGACTTCTAGTAACTGCAGCCATTTGAAGAACGTGATCTGGAGAAGAAGGAACTGTTGTAGTTAGTTTTCCAACATTGTCAGGATCTGCATAAAGTATGTCACCTTCATTGTAGCCAGAAGTATTTAATCCTCTAACTAATCCAAATGATGTTACATACCCAAAATCATTAGTAGCAAATGCTTGCGTAGCTACACCAATTATATATTCAGGTGCAAAAGTACTACCGCCTAAGTCTGCTTTTGAAATAAGAAGATGATCTCCTTGTGCTCCTGCAAACATTACAACATCACCGTTTGCAATAGCTTCTGTAGCTTTTGCGTAGAAGTGTTGCTCTTGACCAAGTTGTAAAGTTACATCTCCGAAAGAAACATCTAAAGTTCCATTAATACTATTCCACGAAAGTGTTCCGCCCTCCCCAGTACTATCTTCAATAGTTATAGAGTTTACTGTAGGCGTTGAAGTAAATTCAATTCCAGATTCTGAAGAATCTATTACAAGAAGATCTCCACTAGTAGCAACGCTGTCAGTTATATCTACTGCGCCTACTTTTCCTGAACTAAATAATTTTGATCGTGCAATAGTACTGTAAGACATTTACCATTTTACCTTGTTTGCCCAATATGCTGCGCTCATTTTACCTTTTGCGATATTTTTAGCATGACGAGCTTTAAAAGAACGTCTGCGAGCTGCATATGATTTACTTTCACCTTTTTTCTTTGGAGAACCTTTTACACCTTGCTGGCCAAAGCGAATAGTCTTTATTTTACTTCCAACTTTTGCTACAACAACGTGTGACTTTTTTGGATGCTTAGGAGTACGCTTTGGTTTGTTAAAACCAGAAACACCTGCTCTTTTTAGTGCAGGATGCTTTTTTCTACCTTTTGCTTTTTTTCTTGCCACGAGCTTTTACTCTGCGCAAGAGACTAACCATTCTCTTTGCGGCTGCAGTGGTCTTGGCTGTTGCTTTCTTCCGCCAAGATCCTCTCTTCTTCACATAAACTGTTTTTCCAATTTGTTTGTACGGCATTATTCATTAATTTGCAAGAGCCCCATTTACAGCTCTTGTCATAGTCATTACGACATATTACGCATTTCACTTAGGTTCCTGCTTTTTTCTAGTCTTTGCCCTCTTTTTGGTCGTTTTTTTCTTCCCTTTTTGGGCTTGCTGTGGCGCATCTTTTCTATTTTGCTTTCTAAGGATGTCATTCAACTCTTCCTGATTCGGCTTCTTCAACCACCACGACTTCAATCTCTTCCACAATCTCAGCATCTTCAATCTCCTCTACTCTTGCAGCATTCATAGCTCGTCGTAATGCTTCATTGTTCGCTTCTTCAGATACTTCGATAATCTCATCAGATACTTCTAGCACTTCATTTGCATACTCTTCTGCTGCTTTTAAATCTCTAAAAATTTTAGCTGGTCCTTTCGTATCAAGTACCTTATATTTATTTCTAAGTTCTATTACTGTTCTCATAAGTTAATTCCTATTAAACCGCCAATTCCCGCAAGTACAACAGCCCAAAAAATTTTTTCACCGGCACTGATTGATACGGCTCCGCGAGCAAGTCTATTTTCGTGAACGTCTAAACGATGCTCATGATCTGTAAGTTTTGCAGCCATATCCATTTGTGCCTTATCCATTGAAATAATTTTTTCTTCAACACGAGCTAGGGCTACTACAGTATCTGACAATTTGTCAATCTTTTCTTCAATACGATCGAGTCGACGACCATCTGCTTTGAGATGCTCTTCGAGTAGTTTTTTTAAATCTTCCATCAACCTTGTTCTTTTAATAGCTTCTCCATTAATTTGCCATAATTTCCCTGGCCGAATGGAACGCTCTCGTTTATTTGAACATTGTTTTGAGTTTTGATGTTTGTAGTCTCTGCCTTTACCATCTCAGCCTGAGCCTTAATTTCATCCATTCGCATTTTGTGAGCCATTTGTAGTAAGTCAGCCAAATCTTTATTTGAGTAGACACCACTTTCCTGTGCTTCTTCTAATTTTGAATGAATCATCTCATCGAGTACGTTCGCAATGTTATTTTTATTACGATAACCCATGTCCAAGTAAACAGTATCGATATACTTCTTTACTTCACGTTTATTTAAAAGATCGACCACTTTGTTCTCGGCGACGTGCAAGTAGTCGCAAACTGCCCGAATATTCCCAAATTGTAGATAACAATTCGCAACTTCGAGTCCTTCCGGAGAAATTGTAGTTACTTCTTTACTCATGGTTCCAATTATAGGATATATGGAGTAATTTGTCAAGATTTATTTTTGTTAGGTATTGAAAATTCTTAAAGTTTTACGTGTGTAGGAGCGCGGCGCGCTGTCAATAGATTTTGTCTATTAACCGCCCCCGACCGATAGAAAAATACAATTAGACTTTTCACGCGGTTTTGCTATAATACAACCATAAGATAAAGGAAAGGAACTCGCCGAGCATTGAAAAAACTAATACTTCAGGGCTTGCAATTCTAAACTTAATCTGATAAGATTCTATTACAAACTAACAAAAGGAGACATACTATGTCAAACTACACTGAAAAAGAAACTCAAGCTGTTATCAATGCAGCCCCTTTAACTTTCGAAAAAGCTGCCGAGGTTGCTGCGGCTATCGGTAAAACTCAACGCTCTGTGATTGCGAAAGCTAAATCACTTAATGTTGAATATATCCCTAAAGCTAAACCTGCGGCTAAGGAAAAAGGAATTACCAAAGCTGAGATTTTAGAAGGTATTCGCAAATCTCTAAATATGCCTAATCGCGAAGGCGATTTAACCAAAGCAGAATTATCTGCGGTTTTGGCTGAGCTAGGCTAATGATTAGCTTGCTATCATGGTTGGGTGCTTTCTGTTTAATGGTTGCACCTTTCGCGATAGACACAACAGCAGGGAAGCTGTTAGCTATTACAGGCTTGGCAATGTTGACCTTGCAATCATTGCAAACTAAATGCTATAATTTAACCCTCTTAAACATTACAGGAATTATCGGTTATGTCTATTCAATATATTTTTGATCTTGATAACACTGTTATCGACTCAACACATCGCCAATTTTATAAACTTGACGGCTCGCTTGACCTCAACCATTGGCTAGAAAATAACACTGCGGAAAATATTGCTGCGGATAAATTGCTTCCTTTGGCTAACGAAATGCGCCGAGCTTATGACCTCGGATATAAAATTGTTATCTGCTCGGCTCGCGTTATGAGCGATGACGATTTTAAATTTCTGCATAATAACGATTTGCCTTTTCACGTTTGCTTGCATAGAAAGGCGGGCGATACTTCACCAGACAATGAGCTAAAGGAAAGATTGCTAAAACGCTATGCAATTAATCATGTCGGCTCATGGCGCAAATTTATTGCGACTAGCATTATGTTTGATGATAATCGCGGCGTTATTAATCACTTGCGCGATTTAGGCGTTAGGGTATATAATTCTTGGAAATACAATTTGGGGGCGAAATATGCTTAATTCTATCCTTATCGGTTTACTTTCTGCTTACGTTGTCGGCATGGCTATTATTTTGGGAACACTATGAAAAAATCTATCTACATGGTTATTGATACAGAAACGGCTGATCTTTCAGG